GGTTAGTAATAGTTTCAAGGAAGATAAGACTTGCCTTGTTATACTAGATAGTGGTACATACATTGTCAAGCGGGGGCAGCTACGACCGACTACGTATACGGATGCCGACCTCCCCGATTACTTGCGTGGCAAGATCGGCTTACTCAAGTTAGTAAACGCAAAGCAGATCATTGATGGAGTGGGCTGCCGTGTGGATGATAAGTCTTTTGTTGTTATGTCAGAGGAGGAAGCACCATGTTAAGAGATGGTCAGTTCATTAAAGAGGAGCCGCCCGCAATCGGGGCGCACTGGGTACCAACGAATAAGGATGACACGATTACGCCGGAGGAACGGTTCGCTCAGAACCTGTTGCTAGGTGTACGTGACTCTAAGACTTCCGTACTGTCGAAGGTACTGGGTAGAGTTTTAGGTATTTGATGAGGAGCATTACTAATGACAGGGATTGAAGAACTTAAACCTATTAAAGAACGCAGAGGGCGGGGCACTGGCAAGAAACCCGCACTGTTTTGCACTAGCTTGCGACTGCCAAAGGATGTGATGGAGTATTTCAACAAACACTTCCCGTACACAAAGCAAGCGAAGATAAGAGAAATTCTTGCCGACTACGTTAAACAACAAGGAGCTAGCAATGGTAGCAAAGAAAGCAGGTAGACCCAAGGGTAGTAAAAGCATAAAGCAGCGTCCGTTCGAACTCATTGATAAACAGGGCAACAAGGTATCTAAGTCCGAGCTTATCCGTAAGTACGCAACTACGTTCCCTAACGCAAAGCCACTTGAGATAGCTAACCACTATCGGCTACCAACTAAACTTGTGTACCAAGTGCTATGGGCGTGGCGCAAGAAGAACGCAGGGATTGTGCCGGTGAAGTACGTGCACGAAGTAACCAAAGCCGAGGCGCAGGAGCACGTGAAAGAACAGCACGAGGTATTTGTCGCACGTGTGGCTGCTGACGCAGGTGTAGACATGGTGAACCACCCGGCGCACTACACCACCGGCGGCATCGAGACTATCGACTTCATTGAAGCCAAAGGTCTATCGTATAACTTGGGCAACGTTGTTAAGTACATCACACGTGCTGATCATAAAGGTAACAAGGTCGAGGACTTGATGAAAGCCCGATGGTACCTTGACCGAGAGATTACTAACCTAACCCCGCCGTTACCCTAACATTGTTAGGTGCAAGGTCAAGCCGCCTCCGGGCGGCTTTTTTATTCTTTGAATACTCTTGACAAAGTACAGTCCTATGTTATATTTGAGGCCTGAACATTATGTTAGGAGCAGCGATGAAATCACAAGTCCGAGTCGATAACTACGGCACCAATCTAAGCAACCTGCTGTGCCCCCAGTGCAACGAAGGTTATCTACATCAAGGTATGGTTGAAGTTTACAACCGTCAAGAAGATGCCGAGCAGGTTAGAGCTACTATTGTAGACGGTAGCGATGTCCTTTCCCATACTCTTCCCAACGAGAAGTCCAACAACCCAAGTTCCCGCCGCACCGGTGTAATCATTCACTTCGAGTGCGAACACTGCGATGATACCGATTTGAAGCTACGCATTGCTCAGCACAAGGGCATCACTTTAATGGACTGGGAGTACGACAATGGCAGCAACGCCCGAATCAAAAGTTAAGAAGAAGGTAGTCGATATTCTCAAGGCTCACGGTGTGTACTACTTCTTCCCTGCTACCCACGGGTTCGGCAGGTCAGGGGTACCAGACATTGTGTGCTGTATCAACGGTAAGTTCGCAGCGTTCGAGATCAAGGCTGGTAACAATCAGCCGACTGCATTACAAGAACGTGAGATACGCCGCATACAGGAGACTAGGGGTATCGCCGCAGTCATAAGAGAAGCCAACATAGATTTGGTTACGACAATCATCAAGGAGCTAACGAATGGATGAAGAAATGAGCATAGGCGTAAAGATATTATTGGAACGCGCTAAGTCCAACCCTGAAGAGATGACACAAGAGTACGGCAAGTGGCATCAGCTACGTGATGCTGTGTGCGCTTACAAAGAAGATGGGCAGCGCCGTGCGTGGCTACGTGGGCTGCGGCAAGATGAGATAGACCTGTTGTACGAAGCGTTCTGTACTGGGGCACGGCAGATATTCGACGACTACGTGCTGAAGAATATTCTTGAGGGTGATGAAGAGCAAACAAAACACGCCGAGCATCAACGCGTTCACGCACAAGCGATGCGAGGACTGTTAGCGCAGAACACAATCCAACCCATCGCAGTTCCCCCCGGTTCGTGGCAAAACGTGGCGAGTCAGACTTCAAACACATCCGTAGCGGCTCAGCAGTCGCTAGTTGCTAGGCTTAAGCAAGAACTAGGTATCAAATGAAAATAATCACAATCGACTTTGAGACGTACTACGACAAGGACTTCAGCCTCAGTAAAATGACTACTGAAGAATACGTACGGAGCGATAAGTTCGAAGTTATCGGAGTGGGGGTGAAGGATGGGCATGAAGCCGCAGTATGGTTCAGCGGGACTGACGAGCAGATCAAAGCTTTTCTGGATTCTTTTAATCTTGATAAACACCTTGTTCTCGCTCATAACGCTATCTTTGATGCTGCTATTCTTACTTGGCATTATGGCATCAGCCCTCGGGGTTGGCTTGATACTCTTAGCATGGCACGTGCTATCCATACCACTGAAGTGGGTGGGTCTCTTGCCGCACTCGCAAAGCACTACGAAGTCGGAGAAAAAGGCACAGAGGTTGTTGCTGCCCTTGGCAAGCGAAGAGCCGACTTCACACCGGAAGCGTTAGAAGCATACGGCGGCTACTGCTGTAACGACTGCGACCTTACGTATTACATCTTCCAACTTATGTCCAACCAGTTCCCACAAAAGGAGCTGAGACTAATTGACCTGACCATCCGCATGTTCTCGGAGCCGGTGTTGCGTTTGGATGTGGAGAGCTTGCGTAGGCACTTAGCCCACGTTAAGAAAAAGAAGACCGACCTGATGGCAAAGGTGAGCATCGAGCGTGATCAGCTAATGAGCAACGAGAAGATGGCGCAGATGCTAACAATGTTAGGGGTCGCACCGCCCCGCAAGATTAGCCTGACCACGGGCAAAGAGACGTGGGCGTTTGCTAAGAACGATGAGGAGTTCAAGGCATTGTTGGAACACTCGGACTCTGACGTTCAGTGTTTAGTTGCGGCCCGGCTTGGTGTTAAGTCTACGTTGGAAGAGACTAGGACTGAGCGATTGATCCGCATCGGGCAACGCGGTGCTTTGCCGGTACCCCTACGTTACTACGCTGCACACACAGGGCGCTGGGGCGGTGACGACAAGCTGAATCTACAAAACCTGCCACGTTCATCCCCGCTGAAGAAGTGCATTATTGCCCCGGCTGGCTACATGCTTGTGGACTCTGATTCATCGCAGATTGAAGCGCGAACGCTAGCTTGGCTTGCAGGGCAGGATGATCTGGTGTCAGCCTTTGAAAGGGGAGAGGATGTCTATAAGATTATGGCCTCAGCCATCTACGGTAAACCGGAGGCGGCGATTACGAAAGACGAGAGGTTCGTTGGTAAGACAACGATTCTGGGCGCAGGGTACGGCATGGGCGCGGCCAAGTTTCAGGCGCAGCTTAAAACGTTTGGCGTTGAAACTTCACTGGATGAATGCAAACGTATCATTGAGGTCTACCGCAGGACTTATCCATTTATCCCCGAACTTTGGAAGGAAGCTGCGAAGGGTCTTGAAGCTATTGAGCGTAACGCGTCAACGACACTAGGCCGAGACGGGATACTGAGAGTTGAAGGAGCACAGGGCATCAGCCTTCCAAATGGTTTGTACATCAAGTATCCAAACTTGCGTACCCTCAGAGCAAACGGTAAAGCCGAGATGGTCTACGATACCAAGAAAGGTAGAGCCGTTATACCTAACCGCATATACGGCGGTAAGGTTGTCGAGAATGTTTGCCAAGCGTTGGCACGGATCATCATCGGTGAGCAGATGCTAATGGTAGCGAAGAAGTACAAAGTAGCTATGACTGTGCATGATGCTATTTGCTGCGTGGTGCCTGAACATGAAGCGCAGACAGGTAAAGAGTTCGTTGAGTTGTGTATGCGGATACGCCCTGAGTGGGCACCGGAGTTACCGCTCAACTGTGAAGCGGGTGTTGCTGATACTTATGGAGATTGTTAATTATGTTGCCCCCAAGATACCGCCAGATGCTAATTGCTGCTGCTGCGACAAAAAGTTTCTCAAAGATTGAAGACACTATCAGATTAGTTAAGACGTTAGCCCCAGAGTATTTTATCCCCGGCGACAGTCCGAACAGGGGTGTTGTGCCGAGAGTGAAGTCCCGTGCTGATAACTTTATGATTAGAACAAGAAGGAGCTACGGAGAATGATAGAAGGGCTAATGTGCGCAGCTATTGGTATTACGTGCGGTGTGGTGGGATCGACAATCCTGCATAAAATACAAGGGTTGAAAGATAAACCGGCTGCGAGGCTGGGAGAACCATCTTATGAAGCACCCGTATTATTGAAGAGCACCGACCACAACACCACACCCCAGATGCGTGTTGGTTTTATCGAGGCTATGAACGGACGCATTCTTGAAGTGTCTACGCAGATACCTCACCCCGGTATGTCCAACCACTACGACTGGAAAACCGAGATGTACATAGTGCATGAAGATCAGAAGTTAAGCGAGGCTATTGCTGTCGTTATGTTGATGAAGGGGTTAGAAAAATGATGAACGACTTAGCGATGCTGCGCAAAGCTTTAGACTTTATTAACGCTGTCTGGGCAAAGTCGCTTGCTGCGGTACTCATGCTGCTTATTGGTCTGTACATAGGTGAGATGAACGCCGAGAGCAGAATCACGGGGGACTGTAAGTTTGCAGGTGCGTTCCGTGTGGGTATTCAGGCATTCACATGCCAGCGGAGAATTTGATATGCGATACGAAGTTTATGACGAGGAAGGCAAACTGTTTCGTAAGTTCTGGGATCGCACCGAAGCCGAGCGGTTTGTGCAGGACGGTTGGAAGCTGGTGACTAAGGCTAAGCACAGAGAAGCAAAGCCAACAACTGAGACACACGGGGAGGCATTGGTATGAAAGCATTTCCAGCAACACATCCAAGCGAAAAATATCAGTTTGTGGATTCTGGCATGGACTTGCGCGATTACTTTGCGGCACAAGCGATGAATCAAATTGGGTGGCATGGAGATGTAGATAGCCTAATGGCATGTGCAAAAGAG